AGCCCTCGCCGTCGACAACGAGCACCAGGAGCAGCACGTATGAACACCCCGCCCGCCGGACACCGCGCCGCCGTCGACCTCGCCGCCATCCGCGAACAGTGGGGCGACCTGCTCGCCGCCATCGAGCGGCCCCCCGCCGCCGAATGGCCGCCGCGCGAGGCCCGCGGATTCCTCGACCAGCTCGCCGCCGCCCAGCACGCAGAGCCCGACCCGCTCAGCCACATAGGCCGGACGCCCCTCGTACTGCGCGAGCACCCCGCCCCGCTCAACCTCGACGCCCTGGACGCCGCGATGTCCGTCGAGCGCGCCCTATTCGAGGCGTGCGACGCCGTCGCCGAGCGCGTACAGCGCCCCGTCCGCATATGGATCGGAATCCGGGGAAGCCTCACCCAGGACGACGACGACCGCGCCAATCCCGCCCGATGGCACTACCAGGCGCCCACCTCGCCCGGATCCCGCGCGTACGGCCTGCACTGGGCCGCCGTATGGCTGGAGGGCCGCGCCCTCGACGAACCGTCCGGCGACCTGTTCACGCCCATACCGGCGCTCATCCTCGACGAACTCGCCACCGTCGCCCACCGCGCCCGGCAGCGCGTCGAGAAGGCCCTCGGCCGCGACGGACGGACCACGACGCTCCCCGAGCCGTGCCCGTGGTGCGAGGGCGAGTTGACCGCGTCCACGCGGAAGGGGGGCGAGCCGTTCGTGTCCTGCTCGACCGGCGAGGCGTGCGGCGCGCCCGTCCTGCTCGACCATGGCCGGCGAACGTGGCGGCATGCCGATCTTGTTGGGTTGTGGGTCGCGATGCAGGCCGCGCGCCAACGGGCCGAGGAGCAGCAGCAGGCGTAACAGGCGGGGCGTGTCGGCAAGTTGGGCACGCCCCTTTCGTCAAACCAGTTGTGAACTAGGTACAGAACCTCGTACAGTCGGCAGCGCCGGACGTCACCCGGCACACCGAAGGGAGCAACCCCCGATGAAGACCTACGCCGTACGCGGCTCCGCCCGGAAGATCACCGGCCACTACCGCCGCCCCGGCACCCGCGATCTCTACTGTGGCCGCGCCGCCGGCGCCCGTAACGGCCTCTTCGCCACCGTCACCGGCTGGAAACTCTGCACCCGTTGCGTCAAGGCCGAAGCCCTCGACCGCGCCAACGCCACCGCCACCGCCGAAGCGTGGCTCGACACCCCGCCCGCCACCGTCAAGGCCGAGACCGCTGGCACGTGGCGCGCCGAGTGGATCAGCACCCGCGCCACCTCGACCGCGCCGACCCTGTTCGACGTCGACCCCGACACCGAACAGGGCGCACTGTTCGCGTAGCCCACCCGGCCCGCCTCGACCGGGGCGGGCCCCACCGAAGACAGGACCACCACAGATGAGCAGCGACGAGCAGCAGCCCAGCGCCGCCGAACGATTCGCCGACGGAGTCCTCGCCCTCGCCCAGCAGTACGAGCGGGAACAGGCCGCCGCCCGTCGCGCAGCCGCGCCCCCGCCGAGCATCCGCGAGCGCCTCAACGAGGCCGGAACGATCCGCCGCGCATGGAAGGTACTTGAGCCCGAGTTGCCCGCCCTTTTCGCGGAGGCAGAGGCAACCGGCCGATGCGGCGCCGAAAGCATCGCGGGGATTGTCGGCGTCACGCCGTCGTACGTCTACCGGAAGTTGCGCGAGCACCGCGCCCAGTAGCCCACCAACAAGCGCGGCCCGCACACGGTGACGTCACCACCGGGCGGGCCGACTAACCACCGGGAGCAACCCCCAATGGCCATCACGAACCCTATCGCGCCCGCCGACCTCGCCACCCGCCGCGCCACCGTGCGCCAGCTCGCCGACGAGGGACACTCGGCCCGCGCCATCGCGCGCCGCCTCGGTATCCATCACAAGACCGTGGCGCGCGACCTTGCCGCCACACCCGCGCCAGTCGTCGAGGAGCCGACCGCGCCACCCGCGCCAGTCGATGCGCCACCCACGGCGCCACCCGCCCCGACCAGCGGCGCACGCCCCGCGTCACGCCTGCTCCACCCCCTCGACCCGGCGCTCATCCAGGACATCAACGTTCTCGCGGACCCCCGCACCGGCGCCCTCCCCGCGTCACTACTGCGCGCCATCCACGACGCCGCAGAGCGCCGCCGCGCCACGTGGGACGCCATGGCGCGCCGCCGGGCCGCCGCCGAGGAGCGCGCCGCCGCCGAGGTTGAGCGCCACCGCGCACACGTTGCGCCGTGACCTCTCCGTGACCTACAGTGGGCCCCGTCTCCGGCGTGCCCGGACACGGGACCGCTCACCGAACGCCCCGCCGCACCCCCCGCGGCGGGCGTTCGCATGCACCGTGCAACCATCACGCCACTCCCACGCGTCACACCCCCCGAACCATTCACACCCGTGGGGGGACCACATGAAGCACCGCGCCACCGCCGCCGTACTGGCCACCGTCGCCGCCCTCGCCGCACTCACCGCGTGCAGCAGCAGCAGCGACAGCCACACCGACAAACCCTCGCCCGCGCCCACCAAGAGCAGCGCCGCCGCGGACCCGTTCAAGGCCGCCGGCATCCCGCCGAAGCCGAGCGGGAAGATCCGCACCGAGCTACTCGCCGCGCTCCGAAAGGTGGGCCCGGCCCTGGTCGCCGACCCCGACAAGGCCATCGACAACGCCCGCAACCAGTGCAGCGCCATCAACGGCAAGGCGCCCAAGGTCGATTGGTCCGCACAGCAGCGATTCAGCAGCAGCGCACACCAGGTGACCGCCGCCGAGGCCAAGCAGATCAACGCCGCGTTGGCCGCGTACTGCGCCACCGCGTAACGCCCTCGACCACAACGCCCCGTCGCACACCGCGGCGGGGCGTTCGCATGCCCGGAGGTGCCCCCATGGCCACGCCCGACGAGGACACCCCGCCCGTACCCGCCGTCGCCTACCAGTCCGGCCGCATCACCCTGTACCACGGCGACGCCGCCGCCCTGGTCGGCATGCTCCCCACCGTCGACCTACTCGCCACCGACCCCCCATACGGCGTCCGCTGGAACTCAGGCTTCAACGGTGGACGGTTCGGGCCCCTGCTCGGCGACGACGGCACCCTCGACGTGCCCGGCCTGCTCGGCGCCCTCACCCGCACCCACCTACGCAACCGCCGTCATGCGTACGTGTTCGGCTACCGGCCCGACCAACTCGCCGAACCCATGCAGTTGGGCGGCACCGCCGAACTCATCTGGGACAAGGGCATCATCGGGCCCGGCAACCTTGCCGCCCCCTGGGGCCCCGCGCACGAGCCGATCACGTTCGGCGCCCGTTGCAGCCGCCCATCAGGACGCGCACGAGGCGACGGCCGCCTCGTCGCCCGCCTCCGAACGGGTAGCATCCTGCGCCACCAGCGCCCCAACGCCGCGAGCGTCACCCGACACCCCACCGAAAAACCGGTGCCGCTCATGGCCGAGCTGATCGAATCCAGCAGCCGCCGCGGCGAGATCGTGTTCGACCCGTTCGCCGGTTCCGGCTCCACCCTGGTCGCCGCCGTCCTCACCGGCCGCCGCGCCATCGGATGCGAGCTCGACCCCCGATACGTCGAGGTAGCCGTGCGCCGCCTCACCGAGGCCGAACGCATCGCGGACATGATGCGCGCCGCATAGCCGACGGGAGGTGACCGCCCATGGCCGCCCGCCCCATCGACGCCAAGGACCGCGCCGCCGTCCGCCGACTACACAAGCAGGGCAAGACCCGCAACGACATCGCCCGCGCCATCAAGCGCAGCCCCTCGACAGTGTCGAAGATCGCCGCCGAGCTCGGCCTCACCTTCGAGCGGGGCTCCGAAGTAGTCGCCGCCACCGAGGCCCGGCGTATCGACCTCGCCGCGCGCCGCGTCGCCCTCGCCGAGGCACTGCACGTCGACGCCGAACGGTTGCGCGCCCAACTGTGGGAGCCCACCACATACGGCGAGTTCGCCGGTAAAGACGGCAAGTGGCAACAGGTCGACCTCGACCGCCCCAGGTTCGGCGACCAACGGCAGATCATCGCCGCCACCGGAACCGCCATCCAGCAATCGCTACGCCTCGCACCCGCCGAGGGCAGCGAGGGAGCCGAGCAGGTAAAGAGCATGCTCGGCACGCTCGGCGAGGCCTTGACCCGCGCAGCCGCCGACGAGGACGACGACGGGAGCGCCGACGGGGGGTGAGCGTTGCTCGACCTCGACGCGCTACCCCTCTCGCGTAAGCAGCTTCGATCGATCGGCCGCGCAACCGCCCGCATCAACCTGTGGCACGGCTCCGTCCGATCCGGAAAAACGATCGCCTCGCTACTGGCGTTCGTTATCGCCGTCGCCACCGCGGGCCCGTCCGGACTGATCATCATCTGTGGCCGCAGCTTGCAGACCATCGAGCGGAACGTGTTCGAGCCGCTCACCGACGAGGCCCTGTTCGGCCCCCTCGCCCGACACATCCGCCACACCCGCGGCGCGACCACCGCGACAATCCTCGGCCGCACCGTCCACCTGATCGGCGCCGCCGACACCCGCGCCGAGGGCCGGTTGCGAGGACTCACCGCGCAGCTCGCGTACGTCGACGAGGCGACCCTCGTACCCGAGGGGTTTTGGACGCAGCTACTCGCCCGCCTGTCCGTACCGGGCGCGCGCCTGTATGCCACGACCAACCCCGACAGCCCGCGCCACTGGTTGAAGGCCGGTTACCTCGACCGCGCCGGCGAGCTGAACCTCAGGGCGTGGCACTTCCGCCTCGCCGACAACCCGAGTCTCTCGCCCGAGTACGTCGCCGACCTCTCAGCCGAGTACGTCGGACTATGGCGCCGCCGCATGATCGATGGGGCGTGGGTCGTTGCCGAGGGCGCCGTTTACGACATGTGGGATGAGGCGCGCCATGTGGTCACCAAGCTCCCGCCCATGCGCCGGTACTGGCTCGGCGTCGACTACGGCACCACAAACGCGACGTCCGCGATCCTGCTCGGCCACGGCGTCGACGACCGCCTGTACGTGTGCGCCGAGTGGCGCCACGACTCCCGCGCCGTACACCGGCAGATGACCGACGCCCAATACTCGGCCGCGATCCGGGCATGGCTCGACCAGTGGCAGCACCCCGCCGAGCAGGCGCCCGGCGTCGCCCCCGAGTTCGTGTTCGTTGACCCCTCGGCCGCGTCATTCAGCACGCAGCTATGGCACGACGGCATGGAAGGGCTCGCCCGCGCCAACAACGACGTACGCGATGGGATCCGATCCGTGGCCGCCGCCCTCGCCGCGGGCCGCCTGCTCGTACACGAATCGTGCGAGGGATTGCTCGGCGAGATGCCCGGTTATTCATGGGACCCCAAGGCGACCGCGCGCGGCGAGGACGCCCCGCTCAAGGTCGACGACCACAGCGCCGACGCACTGCGCTACGCCGTGCACTCCACCGTGCACGAATGGCGCCACCTACTCACCGCCCAGGAGGTGACCCCCGATGCCGCTTCCCGCGGATAACAGCGCATGGCCGCCGCCCGAGTGGGCCGACCACTACAAGCGCATGCGCGTCGACGACGCGTGGTACGCCGGCGACCCGAAGCGCCTCGCCCGGATCTACAGCCACCACGCCCCGCCCGCGGAGCGCCGTTGGCGACTGTGGGGGCGCCGCTCGACGGAGCACCGCGCCGGCCGCCGTGACCACCGGTTGCACGTGCCGTTGCCGGGCGACATCGCCTCGACGTCCGCCGACCTGTTGTTCGCCGACATGCCGCAGATCACCGTCAGCGACACGAAGACACAGCAGCGCCTCGACGACCTGCTCGACCTCAACCGGGCGCAACAGGTGTTCCTCGGCGCCGCCGAGCAGGCCGCCGCCCTGTCTGGCGTGTTCCTGCGCACCACGTGGGACCAGACGCTCGCCGACTACCCGCTCATCACCGTCATGCAGCCCGACGCCGCCATGCCCGAGTTTCGGTTCGGCATGCTGCGGGCCGTCAATTTCTGGCGTGAGCTCGCAGGCTCGACGGATCAGAACGTGTGGCGGCACATCGAGCGCCACGAGCCCGGCCACATCATCCACGCCCTGTACCAGGGCGACGGCGACAGCATCGGACGACAGGTGCCGCTCACCGAGCACCCCGACACCACCGAGCTCGCCGCGAGCCTCGGCCCCGATGGCGTGTCCATCGCTACCGGGATACGCGAGCTCACCGCGTCCTATGTGCCCAACATGCTGCCCAACCGCCTTCACCGCGGCGCGCCGATCGGCCGCAGTGACTACGCCGCCCCGCTACACGACCTGTTCGACAGCCTCGACGAGGTGTGGACGAGTTGGATGCGCGACATCCGCCTCGCCCGCGCACGGCTCATCGTCCCCGACGGATACCTACGCAACGAGGGCCCCGGCGCCGGCGCATCGTTCGACGACGACCGCGAAGTGTTCGCAGCGCTGAAGATCCCGCCGACCGAGGCCGGCGGATCGATCACGCTCGCACAGTTCGGCATCCGCGTCGCCGAGCACCAGGCCACCGCCGAATCGCTCGTGAGGCAGGCCGCCCAGTCCGCCGGATACAGCGCGCAGTCATTCGGCCTCGACGCCCAGGGCGCGCCGATCACCGCCACGGAATCGGACAGCCGCGACCAACGCAGCATGGTCACCCGGTCGAAGAAAGCCGGGTACTGGCGTCACGCGCTACAAGAGCAGCTCTTCGTACAGTTGCAGCTCGACCGCGCCCTGTTCGGCCAGCAGATCACGCCTGAACGCCCGTCGGTCGAGTTCGGGCCCGGCGTCGCCGAGTCGATGCAGTCGACCGCGACGACGCTCGACCTGCTCAACCGTGCCGGAGCCGTCAGCGCCTCGACGAAGGTCAAGATCCTGCACCCGGAATGGGACGACGCCACTGTGCAAGCGGAGGTGGCCGCGATCCTCGCGGAGACCGGCGCCGCAGCGCCCGACCCGGTCGGCACGTTCCCGATGCAGTGAGAGGGGTCGAGGCGTGGCGATTCATCCCGGCATGGTGGAGGACCTCGCCCTCGGCACCCGTGACCTGTACGCGCAGGCCGAGCAGCGCCTGTTGGGCATCATCGCCCGGCAGCTCGCCGACGGCCTCGACGCGCCCGGGTGGGCCGAGCGGAAACTCAGCGCCGTGCAGTCCCTACGCCGCGCGTCACAGGGTGTGGTCGACGAGCTCGGCAAAGCCGTCAGTCTGGAAGTGTTCGACGTCGTCGCCCAGGCGTTCAACGTCGGGCACCGCGCCGGCGTCGCCGAGCTCGGCGCCCTGTCCGACCACGGCCGCCGACTGGTCGACGACGTCACGCCGAACGCGCAGGCCGTCGACCGCCTCGCACAGGAAACCGTCGACCTGCTCACCGAGCGACACCGCTCGATTCTCCGCACCGTCGACGACCGGTACCGCGCCATTGTCAGCGAGGTGACCGCAACGCCCCTACTCGGCACCGGCACCCGCCGACAGGCCACACAGGACGCAATGCAGCGCTTTGCCGACGACGGAATCCGGTCGTTTACCGACCGCGCGGGCCGCCGATGGAAGCTCACCTCATACGCGGAAATGGCCGTTCGTACCAGCGTGGGCCGCGCCGCGACCGAGGCGCACGCCCGCACCCTCACCGATGCCGGCGTTGACCTGGTCATCGTTTCCGACGCCCCGCGCGAATGCCCACTGTGCCGCCCGTGGGAACGCAAGGTGTTGTCACTCACCGGGGGCGGGGCGCGCCAAATCATGGTGGAGCACGCGACCGACGACGGTCGCATGGTCCCCGTGGACGTCGCGGGCAGCCTCGACGAGGCCCGCCGCGCAGGTTTGCAGCACCCCAATTGCCGCCACAGCGTGAGCGCCTACACGCCCGGTATCACCCGCGTGGAGCCCGCCCAGTCCGACCCGGAAGGCTACGAGGCAGGACAGCGACAGCGCGCGATCGAGCGGAACATACGCAGGCACAAGAACCGCGCCGCCGCCGCCGTCACCCCCGAAGCCAAGCAGGCCGCCAATGCCAAGGTGCGCCAGTGGCAGGGGAAGATGCGCGAGCACCTCGCCCAGCATCCCGACCTACGCCGCAACCCCAAGCGCGAGCAGCCCGGCGCGTCCAACCTCCCCGCACCGCGCCAGCCGATTCCCGACGAGGCGCAGCAGGCCGCACGGATCCGTTCCGGCGACCACCTCACCCCGCGCGAGATGAGCGACGACCAGCTCGCCGCAGCTATGCGGCACGGCGACCTCACCGAGCGCGACCGCGTCCGCATCGCAGCCGAGGCCGACCGCCGCGACGCCGCCGCCCTACTCGACCGCGCCAAGCCGAACGGCCGCGCCCTGGTCGACGACCTCACCGGATTCAGCGACAGCGAGCTCGGCCGGATCCTCGACCACGTCGACACCCACGACGCCCTACGCGTCGCCGGAGAGATGGACCGCCGCGACCTCGCCGCCCGGTTGCCCGGCGTCCGCGCCGACCTGGTCAGCCTCTCCGACGACCAGCTCGCCGCACGCGTCCGCGACGCCATCGCCCACCACCTCGACGACGTCGACCAGCTCGCCGCCGAGGCGCACCGCCGCGACCTGCTCGCCCGGCGCTTCCCCGCGGGCCGCCTCGCCGACGACCTCACAGCCGTTGGCGACGACGAGCTTGCATGGTGCATGCAGTACGCCGAGCCCGGCGAGGTACTCCGTATCGCACGGGAGATGGACCGCCGCGACGCGGTCGACCTCCCCGCGCCGGCCGCGACCGGCGACGCCGTCGCCGACCTGCTCGCCGACCGTAACGCCCTCGCCGAGACCATGGCTCCCGCCCCCGATCCGGACGGGTGGGGCGCCCTCGCCGACGACACCGCATTCACCGCGGAGCTCGCCGACGAGATAGCCAAGCAGTCCGCCCGCGATGCCGCCGTGGCCGAGGGCGCCATACCCGCGATCACCCGCGCCGAGGCCCGCCGCATGTACGACGAGTACGTGTACCGGCAGTACCTACAGGCCGAGGACGACCTACGGGGCGTGCTGCTCAACAAGAAAGCCGAGGCCGCGGGCAAGTCACCTGTCACCCTGTTCAGTGGTCCCGCGCGTATCGCCCACGCGCACGCGTCGGACGAGCTGAAGGAGTGGTGGGCCGAACACGGCCGGTTGACTCAGGCCGAGTTCATTGAAAAGGCGACCGGCCAAGCCCAGCGGTGGGCCGAAGGCGCCCGTAAGAATGAGTCCGACCACCAGAACAAGCGGTAGGGGGAGTCATGGGAGCGCGCGAGGACATCGCACGAGCCGTACAGGAGGGCGCCGAGGCTGGACGCCGAGACGACCCACCGACCGTCTGCCCTTACGGCGGGATTCTCCGCACGGCATGGATCAAGGGGTACGCGCGTACCGTGCGGCCCCTCGACCAGGCCGAGGAGTAACCCCCCCCAGCACCACCCCAAGAGGGCCCGCCAGGCGCGGGCCCTTTTTGCATGCCCACTACGCCCGCCAGGCGCGGGCCGATACCGCCCCAGGAGGGCAACAAATGAGCACCCCCACCCCCGGACCGGCCCCGCTGAGCGGACAGCCGGGCGACACCGGCACCCCGCCGGCCGGACAGGAACCGGCCAGCACCGAGCCGACGTCGACCCCGCCCGTACCCACCGGCGACGACCACGCCGCCACCATCGCACGACTGGAGGCCGACCTCGCCGCCGCCCGCAAGGAGGCCGGAAAGTCGCGTGTGACCGCGAAGCAGGCAGCCGCCGACCAGGCCCGAACCGAGCTCGCCCAGCAGATCGGCAAGGCCCTCGGCATCGTGCAGGACGACACCCCGCCCGACCCGCAGCAGCTCACGCAGCAGCTCGCCGCCGAGCAGGCCAAGGCGCGACAGACCGCCGTCGAGCTCGCCGTTTACCGCGCCGCATCCGCAGCCGGGGCGAACCCTGATGCGTTGCTCGACTCCCGAGCGTTCGCCGACGCCGTCGCCCAGGTCGACCCGAACGACCGCGACGGCATCACCACAGCGATCCGCACTGCCATCGAGGCGAACCCCAGGCTTGCCGCCCAGCAGGTCCCCGCGGGCCCGGCAAAGGGCGGAGCCGAGTTCGGCACCCCCGCCTCGACCGAGGTGACCCCCCAGCAGTTCGCCGCCATGGACTACGCCGCGCGTACCGCGCTGTACGAGTCCGACCCCGACACATACCGGCGTCTGGCCGGTTGACACCGTCCGGCACCCCGCCGGGCAACCCAACGCCCGGCGACCGCGCCGGAGATTGTGAGCACCCCGCATGACTCAGACCACGTCCTCTCTCGTCATCAACCCCACGGTGTGGGGCGACATGGCGCAGGCCGTGTTCACCGGACAGGTGCGCGTCGCCGGATCCGCCGCCGTCATCCAGAACAACAACCTTGAAGGCGTGCCCGGCGGGACCATCAACTTCCCGAAGTGGGGCGCCATCGCGGACCTTGACGACCTCGCCGAGGGAACGGCCATGACGCCGGCCGCCATGGCGACCGCGAACAGCACGGCCACCATCAAGGAAGCCGGTAAGGCCGTCGAGATCACCGACAAGGCCCGCCTTGTGTCGCTCGGCGACCCGGAGGTCGAGGCCCGCCGCCAGTTCGGCATCCTCGCCGCCCGCAAGGTCGACGCCGACCTGATCACGCAGGCGCAGGCCAACGAGACCGGGCAGGGTGGCGGACAGCCGTACACGTTCACCATCGCCGCCGGTGGCGGCAAGACCAAGCTCACGTGGCTGGACTACATCGTGCCGTCCATCGGTAAGTTCGGCGATGCGTGGGAGCCGTCCGACTTCGCCGGCCTCTACATCAACAGCGCGCAGCTCGGCGATGTTTTCAGCGACACGCAGTTCATCAACGCCGCCACGCTCGGCGCCAGTGGCACCCCGGTAACTACCGGCCAGATCGGCGAGATCGCGGGTATCCCCGTGTTCGTCACGAACCGCATCGCGGCAAAGACGTACCTGATCATGAAGAAAGGCGCTCTCGGTCTGCTCTACAAGCGGCGCCCCCTGGTCGAGTCGGACCGCGACATTCTCGCCCGCTCGACGGTCGTCACCACCACGATCCACTACGCGGTGAAGCGTCTCGACGACACGGCCGTCTGTGTCGGCACCATCCCCGCCACCTGATCGGACGCCCACCCACCACCCCAGGAAGGGAGGCGCCGGCATGCTGCTGCGCCGCTACCACAACCAGGACCCGGACGACCCGGACACCGACCCGGACGACCCGGACACCACCGCAGACCCCGCCGAGGGCGCCCCGCAGGCCAAGCCCGCGGGGCGTTCCGCTTCCCGTAAGAAGGGTGGTGATGCGTAGTGCCGTCGCGTACCACGCTCACCGCGCAGAAGGTGACCGGCTCGGCACCGCTCGCTCCGCTCACGTTCGGCGCGGTCGACGCCGTCAACGGCAACCAGTGGACGTACAGCGGGCGCCGCCGCCTGATCGTCAACAACGCCTCGGCCTCGCCCGTCACGGTCACCGTGCGCACCAACGGACTCACCGTGTCAGGTCTCACCGTCCCGAACCGGACGGTAACGGTGGCCGCGGGAACGTTCGCGTTCATCACCGAGTCGCCCGAGGCGCGCCAGGCCGCCGACGGCATGGTGTACGTCGACTTTTCCGCCGCAACATCCGTCACGGCCGCACTGATCGACGAGCAGTAAAGGGGGGCCGGTCGGTGGCATACGCGACCGCGGCAGACCTCGCCGCATGGACGGGCAAGGCGGCACCGGCGGACGTCGACCGCCTGCTCGACCGCGCGTCGCAGGACGTCGACGACGCCCTACACACCGCCGTCTACTGCACCGACGAAGCGGGCATGCCGACCGAACCGGACGTCGTCGCCGCACTGTGCGACGCGACGTGCGCACAGGTCGAATACCAGCAGGAGACCGGCGACACCGGCACCGGCGCGGCGGGCCGATGGGACAGCGTCACCCTCGGCCCCGTCGCCCTGTCGGGGCGTAGGGACGCCCCCAGCGGGCCCGAGAGCCTCGACCTCGCCCCGCGCGCGAACCGCGCCCTACGCCGCGCCGGACTACTGCCCGGGGTGATCTGGTGACCGCACTGCCCGGATGGCTACTGCGCCACACGATCACCGTCGAGCCGTACCGCGGCAGCGGGGCGTACGGGCCCGTCTATGACGCGCCCGCCGCCGCGGCGGCACTGGTCGCCGAGACCGTCAAGCACATCCGCGACGCCACGGGCGCCGTCGTTGTCTCCACCGCGCAGATCTACGCGGGCCCCAATCTCGATTGCCCTGTCGGGTCCCGCGTGATCCTCCCCGACGGACGGATCACGCGCGTACTCACCGCCGCCAACCACACCGCGCCAGGACTTCCCGTCCCGGAATCCACTGAGGTGTACTGCGAGTGAGCCGAGCAGAGATCCGATGGAACGGAGACGCCGCCCTCGCCGCCATCCGCGCGGGCGCCATCCAGGGCGTACGCCTCGGCGCCGAGCACCTGCTCGAAGTGTCCCGGCAACGCGTACCGATCGAGGAAGGCACCCTCGAACGGTCCGGCGTTGTGTCCGTCGACGCGGACGGAATGACGGCCGCCGTTTCCTACGACACCCCGTACGCCATCAGGCAGCACGAGGAGTTGACCTACCGGCACGACGCGGGCCGCACCGCGAAGTACCTCGAACGCCCGTTGCACGAGGAGAACGGCACGATCACCGACATCATCGCCGCGCAGGTGCGGAGGGCGATCCGGTGACCGCCTTTCTCGTCGACCTGGTCGACGGCCTCGCGACCCTGCTCGCCGAGGCAGGCGTCGCCACCTACCGGCCCACCGGCATCTACAGCGCCGGCGAAACCGCGATCACGGACACCGTCATGCCCGACAGTCCAGACCGCGCCGTTGTCCTGACTGCCTACGACACCGCCGACTCGGCCGACCTCACCGACTGCACCGTGTTTCTACAGGTGCGCACCCGCGCCGGCGCCGACCCGCGCGAGGTGGCCGCCCTCGACGAGGCCGCATTCGCCGTACTGCACGGCCTCCGCGACCACCAGTTCAGCGCATCCCACGTAGCACTCATCACCCGCGCGAACACCGCGCCGCTCGGCGTCGACAGCCTCGGCCGCCACGAACGGACCAGCAACTACACCGCGCGCGCCCAGCGACCGCCCACCGACCGCCTCGAATAGGAGGACCCAAGCATGCCGTACACCCCCACGCAGCCGCCCGAGACCGACACCGCCCTCGCCCGCCGGTACCGCCTTGAGCTCGACATGGACAACACCGGCGCCTCGCCCACGTGGTCGATCGTCCCCGGCATCAACGACTTTTCGCCGAAGGTCGACCAGACGCAGCAGGAAAGCACCACCTACGAGGACGCGGGATGGGTCGACCAGACGCCGACCGCGTACGCGTGGAGCATCGAGGCCACCATGTTGCACCGGTGCCACCCGACCACCAAGGCGTTCAACCCCGCTCAGGAGAAGATGCGCCTTGCCGCCGAGCAGTTCGGATCGGCCGCCACCGTGCACGTGCGATGGTTCGACCGCGACGGCCGCGCCGAGGCGTACGAGGGTTACGCCCTGGTCCAGTGGGAGCAGGACGGCACCGCGACCGACGACCTCGACTCGGTCAAGGTCACGTTGACCGGTAAGGGCGCCCGCACACCGATCACCAACCCGATCGGAACGTGACCTATGGCATTTACAGCGTTGGGCGAGCTGCTCGACGAGACGCTCGCCCTCCCCATCAAGGACAAGACGTACACCGTACCGCCGCCGTCCGCGAAGACCGGTCTCCGCGTACAGACCATCATGCAGGCAGCCGCGGCAGCCGCGGACGGCGGGCAGGTTGACGATGCCGTCCTCGCCGACGCCGCCGAGCGCGACATGTACCGCGACGTCCTCGGCACGGCACACGCCGAGATGGTCGCCGATGGCGTGTCGTGGCCGATGCTCAAACACTGCGCCGTGACGGCGATGGTGTGGATCGTGCAGAACAAGGACGCCGCCGAACGCTACTGGAATTCCGGCGGCGACCCTTCTCGACTGGCCCCGAACCGGCAGCAGCGCCGCAGCTCCGCGGATGCGGCGAACAAGACCCGGTCTCGGGGCTCTTCGAATGGTACGAAGCCCCGCCAGGGCAACCGCGCCGGCGGAAAGAAGCCCGCGCGCCCGAGGTGAAGTGGTCGCAGATCCTCGACGAGTGGCCGCTCGTCGAGGCCGACCTACACGAGTTCTACGGCCTCGACGTCGGGGCGCCCGGCCTGCTTGCCGCCCGTTCGTGGCGGTGGCTACGCGTACGCATCCTCGGCCTACTCTCCGCGGACTCCCGCATCAACCGCCTGTTGTACCCACCGCCGGACGCCCCCAAGGGCCGATAACTCCACACCGCGCCACCGCGCGCCCCCTACCCGAGAGGAGGCCCGCGCATGGCGCTCACCGTGGGCGAGCTCGCCGCCACGATCACCGTGGACGACACCGAGGCCGAACAGGGCTTGAACAACTTTCAGTCCCGGTTGCGGGCCGCACTCGCCCGCACCACCCAGCGGGCCCGAACCGGCGGACAGGACGCGGGAGACGCCCTCGGCCAGGGCCTCGACGAGGGAGCCAGCCACGGCGCCGACACGGCTGGAGAGAGCATCACCGGCAAGCTCAAGGGCCTTGCCCTGGGGGCAGTCGGAGCAAGTCTCGGCGCCGCCCTCATGGGTGGCATCGCCTCGGCGATGCAACAGCAGCAGATCACCGGCAAACTCGCCGCGCAACTCGGTTCCACCCCGGCCGAGGCGCAGAAATACGGCAAGGCCGCCGGATACCTGTTCGCGAACGCCGTCACTGAGGATTTCCAGGGTGCCGCGGACGCCATTAAGGCGACCATGAGCTCTGGCCTGCTCCCGCCGGACGCGACGAACGCACAGATCGAGTCGATATCCACGAAGGTGGCCGACCTCGCGAATACGTTCGATCAGGATCTAGGGGGCGTCACCAACGCCGTTTCGCAGATGCTGCGTACCGGTCTGGTTTCGAGCGCCGACGAGGCGTTCGACGTCCTTACGGCCGGTTTCCAGTCCTCGGCGAACAAAGCCGATGACCTGGTCGACACGTTCAACGAGTACGGAGTGCAATTCAAAAAGGCCGGTCTGGATGGTGCTTCGGCCGTTGGCCTGATGAATCAGGCGATTCAGCACGGCGCCCGTGATTCCGACCTCGCCGCGGACGCGATCAAGGAGTTCTCTATTCGCGCTGTGGACGGATCAACCACCACCGCAGCCGGTTTCAAGGCCCTCGGCCTGCACGCCGACGACATGGCGAAGAAGTTCGGCGCCGGCGGAAAGTCCGCTACGGCCGCACTCGACACCACCCTCGACCGGTTGCGGAACATGAAAGACCCTGTCAAGCAGTCCGCGGCAGCAACCGCACTTTTTGGCAGCCAGGCCGAGGACCTTGGCGCCGCCCTGTTTGCGATGGACCCGAGCAGCGCCGCGCAGGGCCTCGGCGAGGTCGGAGGCGCCGCCGACCGCGTGGGCGACAGTCTGCGCAACAATGCCTCAACGCAGGTTGAGCAGTTCAAACGGAAAGCCACCCAGGCATTTGTCGACGTGCTCGCCTCGAAGGTGCTGCCCATCCTGACCATGTTCGGCGATTGGT